AAGGTTGTCAACAACCAACGTGACGAGACAATCGCTGCATATAAACGTCTGAAAGAACAGACAAACGAAATTATCGATGGAACATCTTATGTCGGTTCAAGTCGTGCAGACTATGCATTCGATAATATTATTGATGCACTAGAAGAGAAACGTCATACTTACACTCCTACTTTTGCTGAGTATGATCCAATTTCTGGTCTTATGACGATTGAAATTGGTGCGCACCGTCTTGTAACAGATCAGAAAATTGTTTTGGAAACAGAAAGTTTCACATTTGAGTGTGGACTGTCTGGTAAAGATGGTATAATTACTCACCCTCGTCCAACTGATCCAGCTGCACAAAAAGGGTTGCCAATTATCGAAACAACTGATACATCTATTACAGTTCAGGTTGGTAACGCTGGTGGTTACAGAGGTATCCACTTCTTTAAGAGTGCAGATGCAGATTCGGTAAGACTGGAAGAGAATTGCTACACACCAGTTGGTTCTACATACAACCCAACCACTGGGGAAACAGTTGTTTCATTTAAACAACCTCATGGTATAATTGTGGGCGATCTTATTGAGATTTCACCAAATGGTATCACATATAGTTGTGCAAACAATGTAACGCTTCAAACAATTTCTATTTCTCACCCACGCCCATCAGATCCTCTGTTCAAAAACCCAACGCAGGTTCTTGAAACAACGCCTTACACAATCACTTTCAATTCTGGTGATGCGGGTGGATACACTGGTGCACACTCTTACGAGAGCACGTTAGAGAATTCAATTCAAGTTGTTGGTACAGGAATTAGATTTAGTGATAACGCATCTATTTCTGCAGACAAAATCAATGCACGTAAACAACTTCAATCTAACAAGAAGTATATCCAAGATTATATGATGGGTTGGATTGATAGTAACTATTTCATCTACGACAGCGAAAAGTGTGCACGTGATGTTCAGAAACACATTCTTCCTGCAGTTCAACAGGATATGGTACTTGGTACTAACTTCAACTCTGTACAGACTGGTGTAGGTTACTACTTCGGTACTGCAAGTGAAGTTGTTGGCGATCAACTACCAGAAACAGTTGGTGCAGTATCAGAACTTAAAAATCTTGTCAAGTCACAATCTAGTGCGACATTCACACCTACAGATTCTACATATGATCCGCTGACTGGTGTAACTGAACTAACAATTGGTGATCACAACATTCAAGTTGGTCAGTCTATCAAAATTGCAAAAGAAGGTATTACATACTCTTGTGTGAATGCGACAACATCTGATACAGTTGAGATTTCTCACCCACGTGTGACAGATCCCCTGTTCGATAGACCAATCCCAATTACTGCAGTGACTGCAACAACCATTACCTTTAATGGTGGCGATGCTGGCGGTTATGCAGGTGCGCATACATTTGTATCTGCACAAGATGATGCGGTTTCGCTACTTGCGCATGACAGTTCTGCAATTGCAAAATCAGATGCTGCATTTGATGAGATTATTCACATCATGCAAGGTTCTGGTCGTTCGTATACCCCAACAAATGCGACATACAACCCTGTTGATGGTGAGTTTGTCATAACTCTTGGAGTACATAATCTAGAAGTTGGTGATCATGTTCTACTTGCTCCAGAATCGTTCCATTTCTACTGTACAGATGGTGCAAACAATGTCATCATCTCTCATCCTCGTCGCACTGATCCTGCATATAAGTCACCAGTTGAAATTACTGCAAAAACTGCAACAACAATTACTCTTAATGTTGGTGATGCTGGCGGTTACACTGGTACTCATACCTTCTATCGTGTAGAAGACAATGCGGTTTCTGTATACAATGCAACTCGTAAAAATACATACACTCCAACTGGTGCAACTTATGATCCAGTATCTGGTGACATGGTGGTTACAGTTGGTGTACATAACCTTGCAGTCGGTTCTTATGTTGAACTTGAACCAGAAAGCATGACATTCTCTTGCGACGATGCATATGGAAACACAATAGAAATTACTCATCCACGTGCAACAGATCCTTTCAATAAGAAACCAATCAAGATCAAGGCTGCAACAGAAACCACATTTACAATCAATGTAGGTGATGCAGGTGGTTACACTGGAACTCACACATTCGTGAGTGCGGATGCGGATTGTATCCGTGATGACGTGATCGTCTACTCAGATCCTGCACAGTATGCAGAATTTAAAACACCAACTGCCGCCGCATACAATGTTGCGACTGGTGTATTCTCAATCACAATTCCAAATCACGGATTGGTGGTAAATGATCGTATTGAGTTGATGCCAGGATCGTTCACATTCACATGTGGTTCTGACAACAACCTACAAGAGATCTCCCATCCACGTCCTTCAGATCCACCATATCGCACACCACTGCCAATTACTGCAGTTCCAGACATCAACACAATTCAAGTACAAGTTGGTGTTGGTACTGGTGGTATTCACACATTCATCCGTTGTGCAGACAATGCAGTGGGTGTAATGACTGCGAATGTTGATGAAGTAAATGCTGCTGCAACACTGCAGAAAAACCGTGACTTCCTTGCAAACGAGACAGTTGGTTATCTTGCGAATACTTACTTTATCTACGACTCAGAAAAGTGCGAAAGAGATACAGGATACATCATTGATGCAGTTAAACGTGACGTTCTAACTGGTTCAAACTACAACGCAGTATTCAATGGACTTGCGTATCGTTCTGGTACAGTAGGTGCAGACAATGTTGTTAACGAACAGTTGACTGAGACTGTCGGTGCATATACATGGTTGAAACAACAGGTCGCCGTATCCCTATCTGGTACTTCACTAACTCGTTCTAATGATGCATTCGATGAAATCATCGATATCATCACAAATGGTTCGAGCGCTGCAGCTACAATTAACTTCGGTGACTCTTATGTTTCTAATGATGCACTGAATACTCGTGGTATTCTTCAGTCTAACAAAGCATTCCTACAAGCTGAAATCACTGCATGGATTACTGCGAACTACCCATCTCTAACTTACGATGCTGCGAAGTGTGAGAGAGATGTTGGTTACCTAGTTGACTCTGCATCATTTGACATCCAACATGGTTCGAATGTTGCGTCTATTAACAACGCAAGAATTTATTTCGAAAATGCGGTTTCTATTCTTCCTGCAGATCAAAGAGCAATCACTGCAGAAGCGTTCATGCATATCGCAAGTGTTGCGAAGAAACTTGCACGTAATGAGACTGTCACTCCTACAACTGGTAACGTAGAAACTCCTGTAACATGGACTAATGTAGAATATACACCAATCGATGTAAACTACAATCCAGTATCTGGTATCATGAATATCGATCTTGGTGCAACTCACTCATTCTCAAATGGTGATTACATCATCTTTGATCCTGAGTCAATCACATTGTCTTGTGGTTCGCCTGCACAAAATATCGTTCATCCTCGTACAACAGATCCTGCGTATGAAAAACCAATTAAGGTTCTTGCATCAACTGCAAATACTATTACGTTGGATGTTGGTGATGCAAATGGTTATCAAGAAGAACATACATTTGTTTCTGCAACTGCAGGAGCGGTTAAGAAATACTTCTCTGACTTCATGAGTCAACGTGTAGAAGACTTGATCAACATCGTATCTGATGCAATTGAACTAGATGCGCCTGTATATCCAAACCCAGTTGAACCAAATGATGTTGGTACAGAATTCTATCAAACATCTGCAAAAGGAACCATCGTTGGTGGTGGATCCACTGCACGTGAAGGTGTTGTAAAAGGCGGATCTGGTGGTGTCGAAGGTGCACAGTCGGGTCTATTGTCCTACAATGTTGGTGGACCAGAAATGGAAGACCCAACTGATAAGTTCTCTCCATTTGAATTTGGACCAGGCGAGACTGGTTATGCTTCTGAATTCCAAGTTGCAACTGGTATCATCAACGGTTTGACAGAAAAACTACAGACAGAAATTACAACATACATCAACGAACAATATAACGGTATTGGTTTCGTAGAATCAAAATGTATTCGTGACAGTGGATATCTGATTGATGCGATCACTGAAGATCTTCTGTATGGTGGAAATGAAGCAACAATCAAAGCTGCACAAGCATACTTCATTAACTCTATCAACCTACTACCAGATTATCAGTACGATGCAACTAAGGCTGCGTTTGATCACCTTGCGGTGTCTGCAGAAAAAGTTGCACTTGAACAAACTGTTATTCCACACTTCAAACAGTCTTTCACTCCAACTGATGTTGTATATGACGCAAACAATGGTGTTATGGAAGTTACTGTTGGATCTCACGATCTTGAAGTTGGTGATTTTGTCTGGTTTGAAGAAGAGTCAATCACATTCTCTTGCGCAAACACAGACACTCTTGTAGTAACAAACATCTCGCATCCTCGTGCTGCGGGTGGTGCAGGTACACCTGATTATGCATTCGAACGTCCAATCAAGGTTACTCAGACAACTGCAACCACATTCACTGTAACAGGGTTCACAATTCCAAATGGTTACACTGGATCTCATACATTCGTAAGTGCGGATGCTGATGCAGTTAAACAAGTTACTAAAAACTTCTTGAAACAAGACAAGACTGGAACTGCAACATCTGTAAGTGTCGGACAACGCATTGAAGATCTTATTAAGATTATATCTGGTGTTGTAGATGATCGTACAGATGAAAACATTCCTGCAATTTCTGGTGCACCTGAGTATACACCTCTACGTACATTCGCACGTGATCAGATCCATGCAAACCGTAAGTTCTTGATCGAAGAAGTTGTTGCATATCTAAACGACAGATACTTCACATACGATGGTGACAAGTGTTTCCGTGACACTGGGTTTATTCTAGATGCGGTTAAACAGTCTGGTTCTATTGCCGGTGCACAACCATTGATTCAAGTTGGTCTTGCATATGTAAGTGGTACAACTGGTGCAAATGAAGTCAAGTGGGCACAGTTAAGTGAGATGGTTGGCGGTCTGCGTTATATCAGAGATCAACTTGTAGAAGCTGCAAGAACTGAAGAGATTGCACTGTCTCCATATGATGACACATATATTGTAGAAAATAACATCAAAGCGAACTTTGATACGATCATCGCAATTATGACTGGTGAAGTGTCTAACCCAGTTCCAGTATGGCCATCAGTCCTACAGGGTGGTGATCCAGATGGAGTAAATGCAAGAATTATTCTACAAAATAACAGAACATTCTTACAAGCAGAAGCTCTTGCATGGTTGGCATTGAACCATCCTTCATTGACTTTTGATACTGCTAAGTGTACAAGAGATGTCGGTTACTTCGTAGACGCAGTTTCTTGGGATATCTCACAAGGTGGTAACCAGTCTTCTGTAAACACTGCGAGACTATACTTTGAGAATGCAGTAAGTGTTCTTCCTGTAGATCAACGTGAACCAACAAGAGGCGTATTCAACCGTCTTTCAGAAATCGCAGATGAGATCGTTCAAAACATTGCAGTAACTAAGACTTCTGGTAACGCACAGAACCAAGACACAACAACCACTGCAGCGAATGCTGTAACAGGTGCACGTGTGAGTTCTTTGATGTCTATCGTAGTAGATGCGATTGATGAAAACGATATTGACAAACTACCTACAGTCGTAGACAACTATGCATTCGCAATTGCTAATAACCCACAAGATAAGAGAATGTATGATCTTATCACTAAGAAACAGGGTGCAATGCAGGGTGCAATTTTGAACCACATTGCAGAAGAGTACAACGGTCTTGCATATAACGAAACTAAGTGTCGTCGTGATCTAGGTCATATCATCGATGGTATTGCGCACGATATGCAATACGATGGTAACTCTGCAACTCATAAAAATGCACTTGCATACTTCGAAAATGCAATCAATGTTCTTCCAATGTCACAACGCAAACCAACACGTGAAGCGTTCAAACATCTTGGAGAAACAATTGAAACCATTTTGATGAGAGTAGATGTCGAACCAACTATTCAGAAGTTGACAAGATTTACTCCAACTACTGCAACATACAACCCTGCAACTGGTGTGTTTGTCGCAACTATTGGTACACACCAATTGAAAGTTGGTGATGCAATTATGTTTGCACCAGAATCGATCACATTCTCTTGTGGTGTAGCACCTGCAGGTGCAACAGTGAACATTTCACACCCACGTGCGACAGATCCGTTCTTCAATAAACCAGTAGTAATTACTGCAGTTGATGCAACTACAATCACTATGAATGTTGGTGCTGCAACCAACTATACTGGGGTTCATACATTTGTATCTGCACAGTACGATGCGATTGTTCATGTAGAAGGTAACTTTATCCATCAAGATAAACGTCATCTACCTGCAGTATATCCAGAACGTGCGGATCTTAAAGGTGAAGCAATGAAACTTGCAAACATGATTGCGGATGCTGCAGATGATGTAGATCCATCCAAGATCCCTGCAAGAGTTGCACCAGATACTTCTTGGACTCCACAGAACTATATTGCATCTAAAACATTGATCCAAGACGAATCAGAAACTCTTTCCAAACATGTTATTGAATATGTTGGACGTGAGTGGAATGGATTGTCCTTCCCACGTGCTAAGTGTCGTCGTGACATGGGCTTCTTGGTTGATGCTGCATCACATGATGTTCAGTATGAAACAAACTATGCATCTCGAATTGCTGCGCAAATTTACTTTGAAAATGGCGTCAGTGTCCTTCCTGTAGATACTCGCAGACAGACTGCAGATGTTTATCGCACAATGAAATTGTTGATGTCTGATATCGTTCAAGAGATCGATACAACTAACACAACAATCACTTCTACTGCACAAGACATCTCAGGTACACCTGCGACTGCAACAGAAGGTGCAGAAGTTGTATCTCTGATTGGTATCGTAGAAGATGTGATCCGTGAAGATAGTCTTGCCCCAATCCCAACACTGCAGTCTCCAAATACTGCATGGGTTGACAGTGAAGTAGTAACTGCATTTGGTGAGATTGAAGACAATACAGTTCAACTTGCAGATGACATGATCCACTTCATCAACACTGAGTTTGATGTACTTGACTATAACAAGTCTAAGTGTCGTCGTGATGTTGGTTATCTGGTAGATGCATTCTCTTATGACTTGAACTACGGTGGTAACACTGCATCTCGTTGGAACGCAGAGTTCTACTTCTGGAACTCAGTATATCGTATCCCAGAAGATCAACGTGTTGCAACTGCGAAGTCTTATCGTCATCTTGGTAAGATTTGTGCAGATATTGTTCAAGGTAAGTATGATGGTCAAAAAATTAAGTCTGAAACTGCGACTGAGGTCGAAGCAGCAAAAGTTGTCGGACTTGCAAATATGTTCTATCTAACTCAGATAAATAAAGATACAAAAGAACTACAAAAACTTGATGAACCAGATTATGGTTGGGTTCAAAAACCCTTTAGAGATGCAGCAGATATCTTGCTATCAAAACGTGGTCCTTTGCAGTATGATGTTGTTAGATTTGTTAATGCAGAATATAAATTTGTTGACATTAACTTGACTAGACGTGATGCGGGCAACTTGTTGCAGACGATTGTGAATGATGTTAAATTCGTTAATCCGAATACAGGTCAGAGAGGGTCTACAAAAGCGACTAGAACATTCTCGCAGTCTCTATTTGACCAAAAAGGACAACACGTGTTCCCAGTATTCAACCCACAGACACAAGGGTTGATCTTCAAAGGAACAGTCCCAAGTATTTCTGCTCGTAATGATTTGCAGACTAATCCAAATGTGACCTTGAAAAAGAATCACGCATATATTGTTTCTGATGATGTAAATATCAACTTCTACGCAGGAACTATATACTATTGGAATGGAAGTGCATGGGTTGATGATGGTCCAAACAATACGGATCTTCTATATGCGTTCTACGCATCATGGGATAAGATGAGAGACTTTATTATTGCGAACTATTCACCAGATGCAGAGCATAGTGCAATGATTACGCTTCTATTTGATGAATGTCTGAAAGACAACGTCTTGAAACCAGATGTGTTGACATTCGGTTCACTTGTTGAATCAATTGCGCACCAGTTTAACGGTGGTGCTGCAGGTGTTAACAGAACTGCGTTGCCACTGAACTTTAGAAACCTTGGTCCTGCGACTTCTGCGATTTCTTCGGTTCTTTCAGAAGACGGTGGACGTGTAAGATGGTCGGGTGCTGATGAATTGAACAACCAGTACTTCGCAAGAGGTTTGAGAATTAACGGTAGAACAGGTCGAATTGAAGGTAGACCATTTACCTCTTCGGTTCGTAAACTCGCAAGACGTGCTTCGAACTCTAGAGCCGTAGTATAAAAGGAAAGAGAAATGTCATTTACACAATATGAAGATGCAAATACTGGTATAACAGTCATTGTTACCTCTCAGGCGCCCGATGCGTATCCTATTGGTTTCAATAAAGTTTTGACAACGGAATATTTTCCGATTATAACTGTGCCTCAATTTAGAGTTCCCGAACTTGTGTTTGGTGGTTCTGAAACTATTGAGCCAGGGATTGGGGAAGTTATTTCCCCTCTCATTTTAACCAACACTAGTGCAAATACGGTTTCAGTTGATGTGCAAATTTACAGATATGATAATTCATTAACATTTGATCTAATTAAACAATTACCAGTGCCCTCATACGATACTATTCCGATTCCTATCAATGGTCAATTCTTTGCATCTGGTGATTTGTTACAAGCCAGGTGTAGTGCAAACCTTGCAATTACTGCAACTTTGTCATATACGATAGGTCAATCGGAGGAATACGATGTCGACTAGGTTTCGCACTTTTACTGGTCGTGGTTACACGATTGGTAATGGTATCCCACAAGATCCAGCGCAGTTAGATCCTGCTGCATTTAAAGGTTCGGTAATTTACACGATTACCGACGAAATCCGATATTCGGATGGAACGGCATGGTTGCCAGTTGCAGGTGTGCAAGGGGCTGTTGGCATACAAGGAAACCAAGGTACACAAGGTGTTCAAGGTAATTATGGACCAGGCTTCACAATCATTGGTTCTGTACCAGATGTAGATGCGGGCGGTGATCCACAAGCAACTCTTAATACTGCATTCCCATCCGCAAGTGTTGGTGACGGTGTCATCGATGATGCGGATGAAGAACTTTGGATATATGACGGCGTTAACTGGATTAACATTGGTACATTTAGAGGTGTACAAGGTTTTCAAGGCGTACAGGGAACACAAGGTACACAGGGTGACTTAGGTGCAAAGGGTGTACAAGGTTTCCGTGGTTTCCGTGGATTCCAAGGTCTTCAGGGCGTTCAAGGTACACAGGGTTTCCAAGGTATCCAAGGTGATAAAGGTAACCAAGGTATTCAAGGCGTACAAGGAACCCAAGGTTTACAAGGCGATCAAGGCACACAAGGTTTACAGGGTCCTCAAGGCCCACAAGGTTTGCAAGGCGTCCAAGGGACCCAAGGACCACAGGGTACGCAGGGTTTACAAGGTAATCAAGGTACAGATGGTGCATTCGCAGGTCAGGGTGTACAGGGTCCTCAAGGAACGCAAGGCGTGCAGGGAACGCAAGGCGTTCAAGGTACTCAGGGCCCACAAGCATTCCAAGGTGTACAAGGTACACAGGGTTGGCAAGGTGAAGCGATCCAAGGTACGCAAGGCGTTCAAGGTACTCAGGGTCCACAGGGAACCCAAGGTGTTCAAGGTGTCCAAGGCACACAAGGTGTGCAGGGTCGTCAAGGCCCACAAGGTACGACTGGTATTCAAGGTGCGACTGGTTTACAGGGCGATGGCGGTTCTCAGGGTGTTCAAGGCGTACAGGGTGTGCAAGGCGTTCAAGGACTTCAAGGTTTTGAAGGTTCTTACGGTGGATTGACATTCCAATGGGAATTGAACCCAACCTCTGGTAATACATTCCCAGGCGTTGGTAAATTTGGTCTGTCTGAAGGAAACACTCCAAGTGCTGCAAACGTTTATGCAGTTGACACAATTTGGTTTGACGATAAACCTTCTGATAGTAACAGAAGACTAGATGATATCTTCAATTATATTGACAGAAATCCAAGTACTCCAAAAGGTCAACTTGTTATCAGAACTCCACGTGATACTGCAACAAATGACTTCGAAGTTATTATCTACGAAATTAATGACTGGACATGGGCTCCACCAACTGGATATGAAGATAATGGTTGGTTTGATGTTACATTCATCGAAAAATCATTCTTGGGTGCGGGCGGCGCAAACACTAACTCTTGGTTAGATGCGACTGCACGATACGGTGACGAAGCGATTGTTTCTTTCATTCCCGCTGGTCCAGTAGGCGACACTGGTGTTCAAGGTGAAACTGGTATTCAAGGTTTCCAAGGCATTCAAGGTGTGCAGGGATGGCAAGGTATTCAAGGCGTCCAAGGCGTTCAAGGCACACAAGGTTTCCAAGGTGTGCAGGGTCAAGCGATCCAAGGTGTACAAGGTATTCAAGGTGGTCAGGGCACACAAGGTTTCCAAGGCTTCCAAGGTATTCAGGGACAAGAGGGATCTCGTGTCTTTGAAGTTACCAATGTAGGTAATATTGCATATGAAGTAGACGGCGTCAACAATCCAACACTACAATTGTTGAGGGGTTTCACATACACGTTTAACGTCAATGCATCTGGTCACCCATTCTACATCAAAACTGCGCCAGGTACTGGTACAGGTAACCAATATACTACTGGTGTAACAAACAACGGTGTTGATGTTGGTCTTATCACATTTAGAGTTCCATACAACGCACCAGACACATTATACTATCAATGTTCTAACCATGCGGGTATGGTTGGAATTCTTTCAATTTCTGATTTGGGACCACAAGGACCACAAGGACCGCAAGGAACACAGGGGTTCCAAGGTATTCAAGGTGATTCTGGCGGATTTGGTGGTGCAACCTTCGATTATACATTCGACGGTTCTGGTACAACTGCAATCAATACTGCAGTCGGTGATATCAGATTCAACAACGCAACTCCTTCTGCAGTTACAGAAATCTATATTGACGAACGTGACGATAACTTTGCAAACCTAGACAACTATTATGCATCTCTTGATACTGTAACAGGTCTTGTCAAGGGTACATTGAAGATCATGCGTAAAGCAGATCCAAACAACTTCTTTGTCTTTGATTACGAAGATATTACTGACAGTACTGGTTACTGGACATTTGAAGTTAATTACCTAACTGGTAATGGTGCTGCATTCAATGATAACGAAGACATCATAATTACGTTCACACGTGGTGGTTCTACTGGTGCAGGTGTACAGGGTGCGACTGGTGCAGACGGACTTCAAGGTTCTATTGGCGCACAAGGTATTCAAGGTGTGCAGGGTATTGCACAACAAGGTACACAAGGTGTTCAAGGTATCCAAGGTGGTTTGGGCACACAAGGTTCAAGTGGGACTGGGGTTCAAGGCCCACAAGGTCCACAGGGTGCTGATGGTTTCCAAGGTAGTGTTGGTTTCCAAGGTCCTTCTGGTCTAGGATCTCAGGGTGTTGCAGGTTTCCAAGGCGCTCGTGGTTTCCAAGGTGATCTTGGTGGTGCTGGTGCGCAAGGTGGTCTTGGACCACAAGGTATCCAAGGTGTGCAAGGTTTACAGGGCCCGCAAGGTCCAACCGCACAGGGTGCAGGTGGTTTGCCTGGACCGCCCGGCTCACAAGGGGTCCAAGGTCCACAAGGTACATCTGGTTTCCAAGGTGCGACTGGATTTGGTAACCAAGGTAACCAAGGTACTCAGGGTATTCAAGGTGTTCAAGGTTTCCAAGGCGGCGGTGGCGGCACTGGTATCCAAGGTGTTCAAGGTTATGTTGGTCCACAAGGTACACAAGGTGAAGCAGCTCAAGGTGGATTTGGTGTACAAGGTATCCAAGGTGTACAAGGTACACAAGGACCAGTATCACAAGGTACTGGCGGTTTGCAAGGTATCCAAGGTCCACAGGGTACTCAGGGTATTCAAGGTGCTGATGGTACTAATGGAGATGGAATTCAAGGTTTCCAAGGTGTACAAGGTGTTCAAGGGGACGGTGGTTTCCAAGGTCCTGCAGGTACTGGTACAGATGGTGTTCAAGGACCACGTGGTTTCCAAGGACCAACTGGTGTAGGCCTACAGGGTCCTACAGGTGATGGCGCACAGGGTATCCAAGGTGTTCAAGGTGTTCAGGGTGATACAGGCGCCACAGGTCCAGCGGGTTCGGGTGCTGATGGTATTCAAGGACCACGTGGTTTCCAAGGTGATATCGGGGAAATTGGTCCACAAGGTGTTCAAGGTGAAGCAATCCAAGGTGAAATTGGTGCACAAGGTGCAACTGGTTCGATTGGCGCACAAGGTACTGATGGTTTGCAGGGCCCTGCAGGGCCAGGTAACTCTGCTGCAACTGTTGATGTTGCCAACATATATGGTACTGGTTTAGAATCATCTAATATGTTTGTAACATTTGTGCCTGGCGGTTCTGGTGCAAGAACTATCTACGCAACGACTGGTCCAAACACTGGTGGCGAACAGAACTTCTTCTATAATACAAATGCGGATACATTATATTTGGAAAATATCACTGCGGATGGTAACCTCTTTGCAGGGGGTGCATTGATTGGTTCTCATCAAGACCCATCAAACAGAACGTTAATCATCAGAGACTCTGCAGGAACGGTAGTGTGGGGTACTTAATTGCTCTGAGTCTATTATATAAATAAAATAAAAAAAGAGTAATGGAATGGCCTCAACAGCAAACATCTACATAGACAAAGGAACGGATTTTCGTGTCGAATTAACTTTATTCGATGGTGACGACGATCCGCTTCCAATCTCTGTGCTCGATTTCTTTGCGGATATTCGTAAAGTATATTCAGAGTCCTCTCCACTAACAAGCTTTACAGTAGAAAAAAGTACTCAGGTTGCGGGTTTGGTTACACTTGTGTTAACTGATACGCAAACAAGAACGTTAAAGCCAGGGAAGTACCAATATGATGTGTTGATGCGAAAACAATCTGGGGAAATGTCTAAAATTCTTGAGGGACTTGCTTTTGTTGTAGATACAGTAACAGAGGTCTAGACGCATGGCAATTAAAGTCGTAGTAGGTGACTCACCAGAAAGATCCGTCACAACGGTTCTAGAAGGCGAACAAAAACCCCTCATCACCCCAGATTCCGTTACACTTGGTGTTGATACGGTTGGTCCCTATGTTGCCACGCTCTCTTCTGGTAATGGTGTTATTCTATTTCCAGAAGATGCAAATACTCGCAACATCGAAACTGCAAATATTACCATTGTTCACGCAAACACTTCTGGTGAAATTAGCACAAACAATGATGTCTTACAATTTGTAAGAAACGTAGAAATCGATCAGTTCGGTCACGTTACTGTTTTTGCAGGCACAGAATTCAACCCAGATCAGTTCTACGCATCTAATGGTGTCATTTTCACAAATGATATCACCATTGGTAATACTGTTATTGGTAACAGTGGAAATACTTTTACACTTGAAGGTCTGACATCACTTATTGTTGGTGAACTGACCTTAGCGAATAATACTATCGCTACAGGCGAAGAACTTGTATTCCAAACTGGTGCAAACTCATACATTTCTGTTTCTAATGCACGTATTTCAGATCTTGCAGAACCAGTTGCGAACACCGATGCTGTCACAAAATCGTACATCGATACCGCATTGGACAATTTGGAACAGGGTCTTCTATTTGTTGCAGATCCGCAAAGTCCAAATGATGCCACCAACAAACGGTATGTCGACAACCTCGTACAAGGTCTAAACGTAAAACCGTCTGCACTCGCTGCGACGACTGGCGATCTTGCAGGTGCATTCAACTCTGCAAATAATACTCTTGTTCTTCCCCCATACAATGTAATGAACATCGACGGTGTCACTACATGGGAAATTGGGGATAATATTCTTGTTAAAGATCAGACTAATCCTGCAGAAAATGGTACATATGATGTTATTCAATTGGGTAACGCATTTGTTCCATGGGTTCTTAAAAGATCCGAATATGCAAATGAGAGTTCGGAACTGCCAGGCGCATTTGAGTTTGTCGTTGATGGTACAGTTAATGGTAACAAAGCATTTGTTGCAACTGTTATAGACGCTGAAACATTTACTATCAACCAAGACGCAGTCACGTGGACTCAGTTCTTCGGTGAAGGTAACTACTTTGCAGGTAAAGATCTTACACTCGTCAATGGTAGAGAATTTGTTTTAAATTCAAATGTAAATTTGGAAACAATCACGTCTCTTGACTTAGAGACACTTACAATCGTATCTAATACAGTCGTCATCGACTCAGAAGGTGGACTTGTTCTTCCTGTAGGATCTACAAACGATAGATCTGGTAACATACAAGGTATGATTCGTTATAACACGACTGATGGTCAGTTTGAAGGTTATGACGGTAATGCATGGTCAGGTCTTGGCGGTGTTATCGATGTAGACCAAGACACATATATTTCTGCAGAAGATACTGCAGGATCAGACAATGATCAACTAAAATTCTATACTGGTGATGTCAACAGACTGACAATCGATCAATATGCAATCACTGCAAACGTCGACATCAATCTAGATACAACTGGTGCACTAACACTTCCAGACGGCACATCTGCACAACGTGATGCAATTCCTCAATTCCGTAGAGGTATGATCCGTTATAATACTTCAGACGATCAGTTCGAAGGATACAATGGTAATAACTGGCAAGGTCTTGGTGGGGTTGTTGACGTTGATCAAGACACAAAGATTACTGCAGAATATACGCCAGGCGGAGATCAGGATGAACTGAACTTCTATGCGGGTGGAAACCACGTTGCACAGTTCTATGCAAACAAAGATGTTTACTTCTATGGAAACATGGATGTTTCTGGTAACGTTGTTATCGGTGGTAACATCAGACTTGGTGATAACGAGATTGACAACATTGAAGTTGTCGCAGACTTTACATCTAACCTGTTGCCAAATGACAACGACACATATATGTTGGGTGGTACTGGTAAGAACTGGTACAAACTATTCACAGGTAGAATCGGTCATGACAGTAATGTTGTCATCATCGAAACAGAAGGTGCCCTAACACTTCCAGTTGGTTCAACAGCTAAGAGACCACCTGCATACGAAGGTATGATTCGTTTCAATACGGATGACAATCGTTTTGAAGGATATGATGGAAACATCTGGGCAGGTCTTGCAGGATCAGTTATTGACGTTGATCAGGATACAAAGATCACTGCAGAAACGTCTCCTAATGCAGACAATGACCAACTGAACTTCCATACTGCAGGTCATCTAAGACTGACTATTGATGAAGATGGTATCATCAAAGTGCCAGCAGGGAACAATATGTTCCTTGAAGCGCCTGGTGGTTTTATCAATGTTGGCAATACTATTATAACAAATCTTGCAGACCCTGTCAATGACCAAGATGCAGTTACGAAGTATTATTTGGAAAAAGGTGGTTTTGCATCCACACTTACTCTAAAAGACAACTCTAATACTCACTTAGTTGCACTTCTACAATCTCCCACGGTGACTGTAGGTAGAGGTCTTGAAGTACAGAATGCAAACAGTACTGCATTTGAACTTGCAGTTGATGTGACAGGTGTTCAGCCAGGTATCTACGGTAACGATGGTTATGTTCCTCGTGTTCGTATTACAGAAGATGGTCGTATTGACTTTGCGACAGAACTTCCAGTAGAACTTCAGGCGAATGCGATTCCAGACTTTACAGAGGTGTCGATGGACATCACTGGTCTGATGTTCCGTGACGGTACACACACTGGTGTGTATGTGTACTACGATGACGCTGGTAACACGATCAACATTTCACACAACACGTCTCCTATCACTAATACTGATAATGCAGATGGTGAGTTTATTCAGAACTTGGAGTTCGATGAATTTGGTCACGTTGTTGTTTTAAATTCTGCAAACTTGGATCTTCAGTATATTCGTACTGATGGTACAATCCCCGCATCCAACACAATTATTGCTCCTCGTTTTGCAGACTCTGCAAACATCGAATACTTTATTGATCCATTTGAAACATCGCAAATCAGAAACTTGATTTTGGGTTTTGGTTCTAATACTGCATCTATTGAAATGTCTGATGGTCCATTACCCACAGATAAATCATTCATCTATGCTTCTGCAGGCGTTATTGGGTTCGTTGATAATTCACTCAATTACTTTGCATCTGCAAACCGTACTACTGGTGACTTCACGGTTACTGGTAACTTGATTGCGGGTGGGTTTGCAGACTCACAAGATACAAGTTTTGTTATCAACCCTGCAGACATCTCAAACGTAAACAAATTCTACGTTGAAGACCATGCATGGTTTGGATATAACATATCTCTAAACCAACAAGGTTTCTCTGCAAACAATGGTGTTATCGAATTTGGTGGTGCAAAACTTCGTAACGTTGGTATTCCAGTTGAAGTTCACGATGCAGTTACCCTTGGATTTATGCAAGCTGCAATCCAAGGTGGTGAAGGTACAAGTCTTTCTAACACATTTACAATTGACGTTAACGTCGATGGTTCAACTCTTGAAATCGTTAACGATATCACTCGTGTTAAAGATGGTGGTATCACTAATGCGAAGATTGCAACACCTTACATTACTATTGCGGGTGAAACTCAAGCAACAATTCCACCATTCTTTGTCACTGCAAACCTAACACTATTTGATGGTGATCAGTGGCAAGTAAACGGTACTCTACGTGATGAGACATATTCTTTCACAGAAGAACCAACACTTCAAGTTTATATTGGTGATACACTTAATTTTGCAGTAAGTGGTGCAAACACCATTTCACTTTATATTAAAACTTCCGAAACATCTGGTACTGGTGATGCGGCATTTGGTGTAACAAACCAAGGTGCAACAGGTGGTGAAACACTTACATTTGTTCCAGATACGGTTGGTACATATTACTATATTGATATTAACAATACAGATCGTTCTGGTCAAATTACTGTTTCAGAACAATATACTCCTGCAGAAAATATCAATTTAGGTGAGACACTTACCTTTGCTGCGGGTGAAGGTATCAACACTGAAGTCACAAACAATACGATCACAATCTCTGCAGAACTTGCTACTGCCTTTGCGTCAAATGACAACAGAGGTATTGCTGCATTTGCGAACGCAGACTTTGTAGTGACCAACGGTGTCGTAGAATTTGCAACATCTGGTGTCACTGCAAACACTTACGGTTCTTCTACTGCAATTCCAATTCTGACAATTGACGAACATGGTCTTGTCACTCTTGCAAGTACTGCATCAGTTGCAGGCGTCGACGGTGTAAGTTACGAGAATTCGAACAACACAATTACTATCGTTACTGGTGATGGTTCTGAGTTCCATATTCAGACAGAGACCACAGTAGAACTTTCTGGTAAAGTAACAGGAACTGCAACCTCTTCAAACGGTACAGTTCAAATTGCAACTGAACTAGAAGACACTGGTGTCGTTGCAAACACTTACGGTTCGTCTACTGAGATCCCAGTCATCACAATTGATGTTGATGGTAGAATTACTCTTGCAAACACTGCATCTGTTGCGGGTGTCGATAGTTTCTCATACGATCCTGCAAACAATACCATCACACTGATTACAGGTGACGGATCAGAGTTCCATATTGCTACTGAAACTGCAGTTGAATTAACTGGCAAGGTTACTGGTTCTGCCACTTCTTCAAACGGTACTGTACAAGTAACGACAGAACTTGAAGATACTGGTGTTGCTGCGGGTACATATGGTTCTGCATCTCAGATCCCAGTGTTTACAGTTGATGACGATGGTCGTATTACTGTTGCAAATACCGCAGCGGTAGGTGGTATCGATGACTTCTCATATGATGCCGCTAACAATACAATCACATTGTCTTCTGGTGATGGATCAGTATATCATCTAAGAACCGAAACAACTGTAAACCTTCTTGGTGATGTGACTGGTACTGCGACATCTTCGAACGGTACAGTCGAAGTCACTGCAGACATCTCAACCACTGGTGTTGTTGCAGGAGTTTATGGTACTGCTTCCCAAATACCAATTATCACTGTAGCTGCAGATGGTCGTATCACTACAATGTCCAACACTGCAGTCGCAGGTGTTGATGACTTTGTTTACACTTCTGCAAATAACACACTAGGAATTTTCACTGGTGACGGATCTGTATTCCTACAGAAGATTGACTCATTTGATGAGACTGTAAACTTCGGTGCAGACATTGATGTCACAGGAAACGTTACTGTAAGTGGTACTGTTGACGGACGTGATATTGCGGCAGATGGTGCGAAACTAGACAACATCGAAGCAGGGGCGACAGGGGATCAAACTGCAACAGAGATCCTTAATCTTCTTCTGACAGTAGATGGGGATGGATCAGGCCTTGATGCAGACACTGTTGATGGATACTCTGCACAAGAAATCTTAGATGCGTCTGCTAACAACGCACAAAACCTTATTGGTGACGGTGAAGTATTCATCTATGCAAACACTGGTGTAACAGTTAATTCGACAAATGTCAACTATAGATTTAACTTAAACAGTGCAAACAGTTTTACGTTCGATGTTGGTCACGCAGACACTTCTAGTATTGCAAACACAAGTTTGTCACTTCCAAATGTTTTAACTGGTATTACCTTTGATGAGTTCGGTCATGCACAAACAACTTCTTCTACGGATCTCGACGGTAGATACTACACTGAAGCAGAGTTGGATGGTGGTCAACTTGACAACCGTTACTACACAGAAACTGAACTGGATGCAGGTCAATTAGATAACAGATACTACACTGAAGCAGAGTTGGATGGTGGTCAACTAGATTCACGTTACTTCAATCTGACAGGTGATACAGTAACTGGTAACTCTACATTTGAACAGAATGTGATAATTGATGGAACAATCAACCGTGATCCTCGTATCACACTATATGGTTTCGTCAACGGTTTCACAGATCTAGTAAACCTCGCAAACGGTTCTATGTTCACATCTTCTGATACTGTAATCAGTGTTGGTGATGGTTTGGATATCGTTGGTGGAACGATCAATGCGAACGTTGAAATATCTCATACAGATACTTCTAGTCAAGCAAATGTTGCATTCGCAAATACTGCACTTGCACCAGAATTTATCTCTGCAGTTGACGTAGATCAGTTTGGTCACGTTGTTGGAGTTTCCAAAGAAGTCAGACTTTATCTTGACCAAGCAACTGCAGATAATAGATATGTAAACGAAACTGGTGATACGATGACAGGGAACTTGGAAGTCCAAGCTGTCATCTCACAAGATTATTCTGCATTCCATTCTGAGTCATTAACACTAACAACAACATCTCCAACTGTATTGTTTAGTTTCGCTCATGCAGATTTTATGGGTGGTGAATTCATTATTACTGGTAAAAATGGAATAAATAAACATATTACAAAAATGTTGATTGTTCATGATGGCACTACTGCATCAGCAACAGAGTTTGGTAAGGTGGTGACAAACACTGACCTTGCAACTTACGATGTTATAATTAATGGTAGCGATGTTCAAGTTTTGGTTACTCCATCACAATCATCATCTACGGAGTTCGTAACCTTTGCAACTCTAATAAAAGATTAAATAATACTGCCTAATTCTGGGGAGAGTGAACCGAATGGCAAACGATAAGAAATTTATAGTCAAAAACGGCCTCCAAACTCTTGGAGACGTACTCATTGGTACGTCTACTGACGATGGTGTTAGTAAACTTCAAGTAGATGGTCCTACTCATATTGAGGCCACTCTTCCTTCATATCCTACCTTAAAAGTTACGAACGACTCTGGTTCTGCAGGTGCACCCATCATTCAATTCGTTGGACCTTCTGGTGCATTGAATGTTGAGAACCTTGGAACCCTAAACGATTACGGTATCTTTAACTCTACAAATGGTATTGAGTTTCATAACGGTGATGATGGTCTAGTCTTCAAACAAAACGGTGTTGCAAGACTTTCTATTGAAAATGGTAACACAACTTTCACAGGTTTGTCAACTACAAATATCGAAGGTCGTCGTATTATTACGACAGATGACGAAGCACGTAATGGTGGTTCATTCGACGCTGCAACACTTGATGGTTTAGACTCTATCCAGTTTGTTCGTTCTGATGAAGACGATACAATGGATGGTTCGTACATTATCACAGGTAACTTGACAGTTTTCGGTACGACGACAACCATCTCTTCTGAAACAGTAACAATCGCAGATAACATTCTATTGTTGAATAGTAATGTTACAGGTACGCCTTCTGAAAATGCAGGTATTGAAATTGAAAGAGGAACATCTACAAATGTTTCCTTCATTTGGAATGAAGCTGCAGACTGGTGGACAATCGGTGATTATGCACTTGAAACAATTGAGATTAGATCAGTTGCTGATAATGATCTTCTTCTTCGTGCTGCAAGTTCAGGTAGTGCAAATGTTAACATCACTGGCGGATATGGTACTTCCTACCAAGGTCTAAGATCTGCAAAAGTTGGTGTCGAAGGTTGGGGTGAGATCCTTTACAATAGTGCGACAAAACTTAAAGGTATCTCTGACGGTATAGAAGCAACCGAAAACCTTGATGTTAAAGGTGATATCACTATTGGAGACAACAATGGTGCTGCACAGATTTTCTTTGACGGTAGTGGTCTTAATAATACTCTGTATTCAAACAATGGGGAAATTGGTTTCCTCAAACAGAACTTTAACTACGGTGCATATCTAAACTCAGACGAAGACTGGATTGTATCTGGTAACAATGTTGCACAGGGTAATATTATTTCAGAAGGCGACATCACTGCGTATGATGATATCGTTGCAAACAATAATATCAATGCAACTAATGGTAATATCACTGCAGATGCGGGTAATATCGCAGCTACTACAGGTAATGTAACTGCAGGAAACAGTATTACTGCACAGAATAACATTACTGCAACAACTGGTAATATCGATGCGACTGCAGGAAACGTAACTGCAGGGAATGATGTATCAGCAGGTAATGACGTTACCGCTGCAAACGATGTGACTGCAACTGCAGGTGACGTAACTGCAGGACAAGACGTTATTGCAACACGTGACATCTCTGCAGGTAGAGATGCAAACATCACTGAAGACTTAACTGCGAATAATGCGTATATCACCAATGATCTGACCGCTGACGACATTATCTCCCAGACTATCAATGCGAACAGTGCAATCATTGGTGATATCACTGCGAACAATATTGTTGCAGATCAGGATATTCGTTCTGGTCGTTTCGTCGACAATGACGATGACACATATTTCTTCGATGGTGATAAAGCGTCTGTTGCGAATACAATCGGTATCGATACTTACATCTTCCATAATGGTGATACAGACACACGTATGGGATTTGATGGTGCGGATCAAATCAGTTTCCAAACTGGTGGTACAGAAAGATTAAACATTGACAACAACTCTGCAGACTTTACTGTAGGAGTTTATGCACCAACATTCTATGATTCAGATGACTCAAACTACTTCGTCAATCCTGCATCTGCGTCGATCATGTCAAGTATCTACATCGACGACTTTATCTATCATGCGCAATCAATCAATGACTATATGGGATTTGCCGCTGCAAATGATTGGCGAGTTACGATTGGTAGTACACTTAAACTGAATGTTACAGATGCAATCACGCAATCTTTCAATAACGTTCGTGCACCAAGATACCTTGGTGCATCTGGCACAACATATTACTTAGACCTAGACAACACAGGAAACAATACGTCTCTTGCGGTTGATGGTCGTGTCCAAATTGGTAACGTTACTGATGTTGACAGATGGAACGACAACACTGGTACTGGTGGTATTTCTCTTGCATCTTACAATGGGTTTGGTGGAAACAACAACCCATCTATCGCCATCTCTGGTGCGAATGGTGCATATGCACTAATGTACATGAACCGTATCGATATGGGCAACAACCCATTCGATAACAGCAACAGATATATTCATTTCTATAACGATGGTACTGGTGTTCAAAAGATTGCGGGTGACGCAACTGGTAACCTTAACTTTGTACCAGATTCAGATGCGACTGCAGTTAAGTTCTGGAACGCAAGTGCAGACAATCTATTCACTATTAATGGTGGTGGTGCAGTTGTTGTCGGTGGTGAATCTGCAACTTATGGAAGTTCAGATGCTACTCCTGTTCTGGGTAGTATTACCAACAATAGACTACATGTAAATGGTTCTATCCAACTTAATGGAAACAATGACGCAATCGTATTTGGTCGTGGAACTTCATCATTCCTAAAAGACGAAGAACTAGGATTTGGATGGGGTTCTGGTTGGTATCAAACAGATGCAACGTATTTGCGTGTACGAAACAATGCAACTATCTACTCAACTGGTGATATCCAAGCTGGTAATTTTGTGTCGTCTGCAAATACAACTTACTTTGTTGATCCAGATGGTACTTCAGTTCTTTCTACAATTGACATTGATGATTATATCAGACATCGTGGAGATGTCAATACTTATTTTGGATTTGAAGCAAACGATACAATCCGTTTCTGGACGAATGGTACACAACGTCTGAATATTGATAATAACTCTGCAGACTTCTCAATTAATGTCTATGCACCTCGTTATTATGATTCAAATGACAATGCATATTACGGCGACTTCGCATCTACATCAAATATGTCTCGTATCGACATCGACGACTTCATTCGTCATAGAGGTGATACAACCACATACTTTGGATTTACCGCCAACGATCAAATCCGTTTTTTCACTAACAACGCACAACGTGTAAACATCGATAACGATTCAGTAGACTTCCTTGTTGCTGATTACGGAACACTTGCATATCGCAATGTCTTCTACGATAGAAATGACACATCGTTCTATATCGATGGTAACTCTGAGTCAAGACTGAATACTCTTCGTCTGAGAAAGACAGGAGATCCAAGCGACGACTTCAATGCACTTTGGATTGACAACGGTACTGGTACAGGTGACATTGATACACCTGAGTCGTGGATCAACTTCCAGTTCCAAGACAGCAACGCAAACTTCACACCACAAGTAAGAATTGGTGCAACAACTGGTTACAACGATGGTTCGTCTTCAGATAACCTTGACAAAGAAGGTTCTGGTAACTTCATCGTTCAGACTGCAGAAGGTACTGGTGGCGCAGGTGCAGGTGCACTCGCAACAACATTCTATGTAAACTATCGTGGTGACGCATACGCATCTAGATCTATGCGTTCACCAATCTTCTATGATCACAATAATGATGCTTTCTTCGGTAACTTCGCTGGTCAGTCTAGAATGTCTACCATTCAACTTGATGACGGTGTAGTTCTAAGATCTCCAAACGGTGATTATGGTTCATTTGCAATCACTGGACAAGCACGTGGTGGATACGAAGGTTTCTCAATTAATGACCGCATGGTCTTCATGCATGATAATAACAATCGTGTTGGTGTATATAACGATGTAGACAACGAGTGGATTTGGTACGCAGACAGAAACGCTGCAATGCGTTTGATGTATAACGGTGGAGAACAATTCCGTACAGAAAATGGTTATGCGTTTGCACCTAACCAGATGCGTTCACCTATCTTCTACGATTCGAATAACACATCATATTACGCAGACCCTGCATCAACATCGATATTCAACATAATGAGAGCCAACCGTTATCAGGTTGATGGATCTACTTACTACATTGATACTGCATCTGGTGACTATGGTTCGATTAGAGTTGAAGGTGCGAAGAACGGTTGGGCAGGATATGCAATCCGTGACGACTATGTCTTCATGTCAAACGGTGCAAACGAAGTAGGTATCTACAATGATACCGATAACGAATGGATCTTGAAAGGTTTCAGAAACAATCGTCTGGAACTAATGTACAATGGTGGTGTTCAAGCGCAGACGCAAAACGGTTACTTCGACATGATTAATCAGGCACGTTCGCCGATTTATTATGATAGAAATAACACTGGTTACTATGGTGACTTTGCGTCTCATTCACGTATGAGTTCTATCTCAGTTGGTAACCAAGGTGCAATTGCAAATAACACTTATGCAATGTCCTTGTATCATAACAATAGATATATGCTTGCAATTCGTTCAAGTCTTGCAGGATCACAGTATCCTTGGCTTGTAAACGAAAACTGGAACGGTTATGATGGAACTGCTCGTGAATCGCTTATTTTCCACTTTAACGCAGTTGGTGATAGATTCTGGTTTGATAAAGCAGGTAACTTTAAAGCATCGAAATCTATTACTGCACCAGAAATCAATCTAAACGGTGGTAATGGTAACCTTAACCTTTCACCTGCATATGGTTCTGGTCATGCAGATCAGGTACTATTTGATGGTACAGAGTATTTTGACAAACGAGTTACGCAAGCTCTTGCACCTAACGAAAACAGTTTGACAACGTCGACTAGTGAGTTTGTTCGTGCAACAACTGGACCATTTGCAGGATCTTATGTACTTCAGACTTCTGGTTACCGTGACTTCTACTCTGCATATATTCCAGTCGAACCAGGCGAAGAACTCTATGGTGAGATTTCTGTTCGTAGAATTTCAGGTTCGGGTGGTGTTCTTTACTACGGTATTGAACGTTATGATCAAAATATATCTCCAATTGCAGGTAACTCAGGTACAACTTACTTTGTTGCAAGTAACGTAAACTATACAAGCACTAATTGGAGTACCTATAGAGGTTATACAACGATTCCATCGAACTGTTATTATGTTCGTATTCGTATTTTGATGAACTATTCAGGCGGTGGTGCACTGCGTCAATATGCAGGTATCATGTTGAAACGTTCTAACTATCATGGACGTTTGCGTGGTGATGATATTGTTGTGACAGGTGACGTAACTGCTGATCGTTACTATGATCGTAACGATACGAACTATTATCTAGATCCTGCATCTACTTCTTATGTGAACGATATTCGTTTTAACATTGGGTATGATCGTAACAATACGAACTACTACATCAATCCAGCTTCGACATCACGTCTTGCGAATATTGACATTGCACCTACTTTGTCAAATGGTTATGCACGTATTCGTTCGATTATGACATCTGGATATCCTGCACTTGAATATAGTGATAGTGCGCCAGGGAACTCTTCTGGTGACCAACACTTTGTTTGGGGTGCAAACGATACTGGTGCAGGTCGTATGCAACTTCGTTGGAGAGGTGGCACTGCATTTGGTAGTGCATGGTACAGTGAAGGTACACTTCTTGCAGAATTCATTGGTGACAACAGTGCAGTTAACTTTCCACAAAGTGCGGGCGTTCGTTCGCCTATCTTCTATGATTACAATAATACAGGTTACTATGTAAACCCTGCGTCGACTTCTCGTATGGTTCACCTACGTTTGAGTTCTGGTGATTCATATTTGAAAGTTGGTTCGAACGCAGCAACGCAGACAACACGTGATGGTAACAGACCACAGATTGAAATTGGTGCAAACCATGCGTACCCACACTTTACTCTAAGTTCTTGGGGTACAAATACGAACCACGGTGGGGTGATTTCGTTCCGTTCAAGACGTGACTCTTCGAACAACGTTCGTCGTTGGAACATTGGTACTGCAAACTATCAAGCGAACTCACTTGACTTTGGTTACTATGACAACCAAGAAAACCCACACTATGGTGTTGGTACAAGTTGGTCACAAGACGCTTACACAAGATTTATCATCCGCACAGGTTACACTGAAGCAAAAGGATCTATGAGATCCCCAATCTTCTATGATGTTAACGATACAAACTACTATGGTGACTTTGCATCCACATCTAGATTGAATGATAGTTGGCACAACCAACTTCGTATGCGCAATGGCGGACAGATGTTGTTCTACACCAATGAAGGTAATGGTGAACAAACAATTCGTGGTTATATTCGTGCAACCTCATCAAATGACGCCCACTTCCAATTTGCAACATCTGGTGGCGAAGATATTAGATTTATGGATGGTGGTCTGAGTGGTACGTGGAACATGATCATCCGTGGCGATGGTGATACTCTAATTAACCGCAACATCTATGCTCAAGTTTTCTACGATAGAAACAACAGCGGATACTACACAAATCCTGCTTCTACTTCTCGTATGAATGTTGTCACTGCCGATCAGTTTAACATGGCTGATCGTGGTGATTGGATCACATTCTATGGTGATGATTCAACATATCATGGGATTGCATCTCGTGATAGTGGTGGTAGTACTTCGGATGACATCCGTATCAACACATACGGTAGTTTGTTTATCAACCTAGACTCAAACAATAACAACAGTTCAGGTGCAGACTTCCGTATTGGTCGTCATGGTGCTGCAACTGGTACAATTTCTAACTTTGGATTGTTTGATGTTTATGGTGACGCATTGTATGTCTACACTGGATACAGCTTCCGTGCGCCAATCTTCTACGATTCGAACAACACTGCTTATTATGTAGATCCGGCAGGCACCTCACGTCTTGCAAACATCACTGCAAACTTCCTACAGTTCGACAATGGATTTGACATCTACGACGATGACGCTGATACACTGAGTATTCGTTCAAACAACTCTGATCATGGTGAAATCATTTTCCGTGACTCCAACTCCACTGCATGTGGACGTATCTATTGGGATGATGACGGACAACACTTCGGTTTAAGACATGCTAATAACGAGTGGGGTATATATCTATACGAAAATTCCCATACTTACATTTATTACAATGGTAGATGGGAAGCTCGTGCAGATAGCGGTTACTGGCGTTCTGAAAGATCATCTCGTGCACCTATTTTCTATGACTTGAATAACACGTTCTACTATACGAACCCTGCAAGTACTTCTAGATTGAATGCTGCAGAATTCTATGGTAAAGCGTACTTCTATGCACGTCAAAATGACTCTGCAGGATCTCACTCTTCATATGACGTTACAGGTACTGACTATCTAAACAACGTGGCGGCAGAATTCTGGTCAGGTAACGATGCGCCTGTAACGATTTACTTCCGTTCTGGTGTTAACGCACCATCAGACCACGCTTACATTACGTTTGATCCAGACTTCAACAACACTGGTGAAAACGCTGCACTTGTACTTGGTGTTGATAACGATGGTACAGGTTCTTCGGACTACATTCGTCTACAAGGTCGTGTAGAACTTCACTCAAACCTTTCTTCTTCTGACAACTCAGAGATGCAGGGTTGGTGGTATCAGACTACAAAGTATGCTCGTCTAAACACAGATTACTTTGATCATATTTCTGATATTCGTTCGCCTATCTTCTACGATAGAAACAATACTGGTTACTATGTAAACCCTGCAAGCACTTCGAACTTGAACACTGTTCTCATCAACAGACTTCGTCTTGATGACGGCGGTTCTTCTGGTCACCTTTACACTGATGATACCTATTTGGATCTACGTTATGGTGCAACAGGTGGCGGTGGTGTTCGCCTCTACGACAGTCAAGGTCAACTTCAGGGTTACTGGTATGGTTCTGGCGGTGGCGAACACGGTCTTTTGGATAATGATGGCGCATGGGCAGTTCGTGTTAGAACAAGTACCAACCCACTAGAACTTCGTTGTAACAACAACACGGAATTCTATGTGTATACTTCTTACACATATTCGCCTGGCTCATCTCGTGCCCCAATCTTCTATGATGCAAATAATACTGGTTACTACTTCGATGGTGCGTCGACTTCACGTTCGAACTACCATAGAATTAACAACCTGTATGACTCGCAAGAACGCAGATACACTTCACCAAATGGTGGTACATATACTACAACATCAAGTTCTGTAACTGGTGCAATTCGTATTGGTCTACCAAGAAGTAGATATCGTTCTGCAACCATGATGAAGTTCAAGGTTACGGTTTACGAATACTCAACAGGTAGAATGCATGAGTTCATAATCGGTGGTTACAACTACTCAGGAGACAACAACTGGTATAACGAATCTGCAACCCAGTTGACAGATGATAACCGTGGAGCCTATACAGTTCGTTGGGGTAGAGAAAACTTCTCTGGTGGTAACAGAGATGTTGTTTGGATTGGTGAATCTAATTCTAGTTGGTCTTATCCACAAGTTCATGTTCAGTGGATTGATGTTGGTTATTCTGGTTATTCAACTGCATGGGGTCAAGACTGGGTTATTGGATTTGACTCAAATGGTTTCTCAAATGTTTCTCGCACAAGAACTGCATCCCTAGTTTATACTCTGAACAATAGAGATAACTGGGCATATGATATGCGTGCTCGTATCTTCTACGACAATAACAACACTAGTTATTATGTAGATCCTAACGGTACGTCACGTCTTGCAAACGTTACTATGAACTTCCTTCAGTTCGACAATGGTTTCGACATCTATGATGACGATTCCGATACAATGTCGATCCGTTCAAACAACAGTGACCATGGTGAAATTATCTTTAGAGATAGTAACTCTACTGCATGTGGTAGAATTTACTGGGATGATGATGGACAACACTTTGGTTTACAACATGCGAATGGTGAATGGGCAGTTTACATGTATGAGAACTCTCATACCTATATCTACTATAATGGTAGATGGGAGGCTCGTGCAGACTCAGGTTATTGGAGATCAGAACGTTCGTCACGTGCGCCTATCTTCTATGACTTGAATAACACTGGTTACTACTTTAACGGTGCATCTGATACTTCTGCAGTAGTTAATGGTGGTATTAAGTGGGGTGCAACCAACGCAGAATCTCGTGGCGGTTTCATTGGTCGTCATGGTTCTAACTCAGGTGGATTGAACACAGATGCGTATCCATCGCCTGGTTACTCTATTGGTTACAGTTACCGTCCATCTGGTACTGGTCTGTCAAACCACTATGGTTATGGTTATGCGCACACCAACGCATCCTTCTTTAGTCTGTCTGGTCAGTCTGGTTGGGGTTTCTATGTCTCTGCAGACGGTGACGCTCGTGTTCAGTTGTCTGGTTCAAATGGTACAGTTTCTTGTACAGGTAACGTGGTTGCATATGCTTCAGACGGACGTTTGAAAGAAAATGTAACACCAATCACTGAAGCGCTTGATAAACTACATAAGATCCGTGGTGTTGAGTACGACTGGGTAGAAAACATTGAATCAGAATATGATTTCCACCCAACTAAGATGCATGAAGTTGGTGTGATTGCACAAGAAGTAGAAGCAGTACTTCCAGAAGTAGTTGTTGAAGCACCATTTAATGCTAACTACACAATGCAACTGGGTCGTAAAGCGTATAAGAAATACCTAGAAGAACGTGATGGTGAAGAGTGGGATACACTAAAAGCCAAAGAAGAGTTTGAAAAACTCACTAAAGATGAGATGTTAGAGTGGGGTACAGATCACAAGTACCTAACAGTAAACTATGAAAGAATAACTGCACTTCTAATTGAAGCTGTGAAGGATGTTGATAATAAATATAAGGAAGAAGTGTCATCACTTCGTGAGGAAATCGCAGAATTGAAAAAGATGATTTTGAATAAATAAACAGCAAAGTTTAAATTAAATTGGAGAAAAACTTATGTCATATACATATTCGTATAAAATTAATAGTGTGAAACTCAAGGATGAAACAAATCACGAAGGCGTAACACTAAACCGTGCAGTATATCAAACATACTGGACTATTACAGGAACAAACTCTGCAGGTCAGTCTGCAACTTGGTCAGGTGCAACACCTTTGTCTGCAGCTAATGTGCCTGCAGGATCGTTTGTTGCATTCGAAGACTTAACAAACGATATCGTTTCTGGTTGGATTCGTAACATTGTTGAAGCAGATCAAGGATATCTTGATCACATCAACGAACGTCTAGATGATGAAATCGAACGTGAACATGGTGGTATTGAAGAAGTAGAAGGTAGTGCGCTGCCATGGGAAACTGCAGATGATCCTGAAGCACCAGAAGGAGGTGCAGAAGATCCCGATCCTGCTCCAGATGCAGAAGAAACACCAGAGTAAGGTAATCTAGAATGGCCATTACATATGTTTGGGAAATTGTGAACATGGAGACGAAGGATGAAACCAATTCCAATGGTGACGTTCTTCAAAACTCTGTTGTTCGTGTTACTTGGAAAAGAACAGGAACAGATGAGACAGGATCCAGTCACAGTTTCCTAAGCAATTCTTGGTTTACATCTGCAGATACTTCAGTAGACGATTTTATCAACTTCTTTAGTCTTACAGAAGAAACAGTTGTTGGATGGATTGAAAACAAACTGACTGCAGGCGAAATCTTAAAAATCGACAATATCATCGAAAGAAGAATCGACAAGAAAAATACTATTGTCAGACAAGTACCTTGGTCTTGACAAGACACTATTGACGTGATATAATATTAGCATTTGAAACATTAATTATGGAGGTGTCATGCACGACATGCATCTTTATGGGCTTGCAACCTTTGCATTAAAGCGAGGCGGTAAGATACATCCCATAACTCTCCCCAAAGAACTTACTGGCGAAACAGGGATAATGAACCCTTCCATTTTCATGCATAATGGAAAAATTCTTATGAATGTTCGTCATGTAAATTATACCCTTTACCACAGTGAAGGGAAAAAGTGGCCTCACCAGTTTGGTCCACTTGCATACATCCACCCAGAAAACGATGTGACACTCACAACATATAACATCATGTGTGAACTTGATGAGAATATGAATGTTGTACATGCAGGGCGTATTAATACTTCTGAACTAGATACAGAACCCACTTGGAACTTCATTGGTCTTGAAGATGGGCGACTTTTCTCTTGGGATAATAGACTTTTCCTTTGTGGTGTTCGTCGTGATTGTTATGATGACAAAGGCACTGGTCGTATGGAAATGCAAGAGATTGAATGGATTGATAATGAGTGGAAAGAAGTTGCACGTCACCCAATTCCTGCACCACCACCAAACGAAACGTATTGCGAAAAGAACTGGGTTCCAGTACTTGACATGCCATACCATTTTGTCAAATGGACAAATCCTACAGAAGTAATTAAGTTCAATATAGAAGAGGGCACTACAGAAACGGTGGTACTTGATGAGAGTAAGAAGATCCCTCTGCCTAGGGATATTCGTGGTGGTACACAAGTTCTTAAGTTAAATGAAAATCAAAGGATTGCAATTACTCACGAGGTTGATTTAGGAAGAGACTTCTTTGGGAGAAAAGATGGACACTATGTTCATCGTGCAATTATTTGGGATCATGATTGGAACATCCAACATCACACACAAGAGTTTCACTTTATGGGAACTCAAACTGATGTGGTAACAGGAAATCAATTTCATATTGAGTTCGCAACTGGTATGATGTTCCACAATAATAAAGTGTATATTTCTTATGGTCTGCAAGACAACGCAACATTCATTCTTGAATTGCCTATCGATGTCTTCACAGAATTTTTGAGTAGAGGTTAATATGAGTCTGCAAGAACTATTAAATGAACACGTACTTGATCCAAAAAACACATATAAAATGTTTGATCTTGCACGTGAGTATGATAAATTAGAACAAGGTGCTGCAGCAGTATCTTTCTACATTAGATGTGCAGATCTCGAAGAAGAAGATAAAGAACTCCAATATAAGTGTATGATTTATTGTGCGCTTGCATATGATAGACAGGGTGGACGTAATTATACAGTGACAGGTTTGTTGCAACATGCGATTAGTATTCTTCCAACTCGTCCAGAAGCTCATTACTTTCTTGCGAAACATGGAGAAAAGATTACTGACTGGCGTATTTGTTTAAATCACGCACTACTTGGTTTGGAGTTTAGAGACAAAAACGATATTGGTATTGATTGGCCTGGCGAAAAAGAACTCTGGTATATGAGAGCGCTTGGAACATGGCAGATCTCTGGTGTTGAACATGGTCGTCAAATGTTGTTTGATTTGATATATAGAAGAGAATTCAAAGCAGAACAAAGTTTTACAAACTGGGTGACAACCCTTCTAAACGAAAAGATTGGATGGCCTGATGCGGTTCCTTACAGGGGCGAAGACAGGAGTATGTTTGCTGTTCAATTTGATGGTATAGAAAACATTAAGAAAAACTATTCAAAACATTTACAAGACATGTGGGTACTTGCATGTTTGAATGGTAAACGCAATGGTACTTACTTAGAGATTGGCGCAGGTAATCCATATACTCACAATAACACTGCACTATTGGAAACGGAATTCGATTGGAAAGGTATTTCTATTGAATGGTCTGCACATCTAGCTTATGACTTTGCGCAAAGAAGATCTAATACTATCATTAATGCAAATGCGTTAGAAATAGACTTCGAAGATCTTTTGGTAAAACACTGTATGGAAAACACAATTGACTTCTTGCAAATTGATACAGATGAAACATCCATTCAAGTCTTAAGAAATATGCCTTTCCATAGATACAAATTTAATGTCGTCCAGTTCGAACATGATGCGTATAGACTTGGTAATGAAATTCGTGCAGAAGCAAGACAGATAATGAAAGACAATGGATATGAGATTGTTTGTCAGAATCTTTGTTTTAGACCAGACATGGAATATGAAGATTGGTTTGTTCATCGATCAATTATAGACAAAATTCCAAATGAACTGCATAGAGGTTCTGAAAAGAATTTCTTCTGGGATTATTTAATGTGGAGAAAAGGAGACTAAGTTTGAAAATTGTTGTGGTTACTGGGGGATTTGATCCACTTCATAGTGGACATATCGCATACTTTGAATCTGCAAAGTTTTTAGGTGATCGATTAGTTGTTGGTGTAAATAGTGATGATTGGTTGCAACGTAAGAAGGGCAGATATTTCATGCCTCAAAAAGAAAGAGCGTCAATCATTCGTGCATTAGAAGTAGTTAATTCAGTAGTGCCTCTTAGTAGTGAGATGGATGGTGATGATAGTTGTAAGAAATTTTTGGAATACATGTGTGCGCACAATCAAGAAGATGAGATTATCTTTGCTAATGGTGGAGATAGAAATTCTGGCAACATACCTGAAATGGAAGTTGCGGCTTCGAATTTATCTTTCAAATTCGGAGTGGGTGGCGAAGATAAAAAGAATTCTTCGTCGTGGATACTAAGTAACTGGGAGAAACCCACAACCCAAAGAAATTGGGGTAAATATCGAGACTTAGATCAAAACGGTCATTGGAAGGTAAAAGAACTTTCAATTGAAACATCACTAAGTGACCAAAGACATTTTCACAGGTCCGAACACTGGCACATTGTTGACGGCGAATTGCAAATGGATCTAGAATATTTAAATGGATATAAAACAACAAAAATTTATACTTCAGGAGAAAGTATTGACATTCCAAAAAAAACTTGGCACAAAGCGTCAAACGTTGGGCACTATCCGTGCAAAGTAATTGAGGTTTGGATGGGAGATCAATTATCTGAAGAAGACATAGAGCGGCGTTGATATAAATATCTATAAATCTAATTAGAAGTTCACAGGGAACACGTCATGGCACAGCCAGTTAATAGACAAGAATTTATAGAGTACATCCTAAGAAAAATTGGTGCACCAGTTATAGAGGTGAACGTTTCGGACGATCAGGTAGAAGACCGTGTAGACGAAGCGGTTTCCTTTTGGCGTGACTATCACTACAATGGTAGTCAACTTGTATATCTAAAACATCAAATCACTCAAACCGACATCAATAACGGATACTTCCCCCTTCCTGCAAATATACTTGGTATCTCAAAAGTATTTGATTTGAAATCATCTATTTCTGCAGGATCAGGCGCATTCAATGTAACCTATCAATACGTTTTGAATAACGTTGCAGATATCACAGGGTATGACGTTGCAAACTATTACATGACAATGTCTCATCTAGAACTTCTTCAAGATATGCTTGTTGGTCAACCAATGGTCAGATATAACAAGCACGTCAACAGACTTCACATTGACATCACTAAAGATTTGTTTGTTGTTGGTGATTATATTGTCATCGAAGCATACGATGTAATCGATGCTGGCACTTATCCAGATGTGTGGGGTGACCGTTGGTTACAGAACTATGCATCTGTTTTGGTACGTGAACAGTGGGGACTGAACTTGACTAAGTTCGTAAACATGCAACTTGTTGGTGGTGTCCAATTTAACGGAGAACAAATTTTACAAGAGGCTCGTGCAGAAAGAGAAAAGATGGAAGAAGATGCAATTCAAAGTCTTCAACCACTCACATATAACTTTATTGGTTAAAACATGGCAACTTCAACCTTCTTCCGCAACACCACACATTTCAATGAACAACAACTCATTGACGACTTAGTTATTGAGTCGATTAAAATCTATGGCGTTGACATTGAATACTTGCCTCGTTTCGCAGGGTCCGTAGACAACATCCTTAACGAAGACGACACACCTCTATATAATACTGTATATAAGATGGAGATGTATGTCAAGAGTGTCGATGGATTTGAGGGAGAGGGTGACTTCCTGTCTAAGTTTGGACTACAGATCAGAGATCAAGTTACTTTCTCTGTGGCTATTAGAACATTTGAAAGATATGTCACTAAAGAAGATTCGACAAGACAACGTCCATTAGAAGGGGATATTATTTACTTCCCAATCAATGGTAAACTATTTAAAGTCATGTACGTTGAACATGAGAGTGTGTTCTATCAAAGTGGCGCACTACAAGTGTATGACTTACGTTGTGAATTGTTAGAGTACAGTAACGAAAGAATTGAAACTGGTTACAACCATATTGACAAAATTCTTAAAGATTACACAACAAGAGTTGGTGGTACTTCAAATACAAATACATTGGAGGCACTTGCAAACGCAGATCCAATTGCTGACAACTTCTTCTTCGAAAAAACTGCAGACGACATCATTGACTTCACAGAAATGGATCCGTTTAGTGAGACGATCAATTTCGCAGATGATGAACCACCTAAGGCGAATACCTAATGGCAATAGCAAATTATTTTTACAACGAAACAACAAGAAAGTATGTCGCAATTTTTGGGACATATTTCAATCAACTTAAAATCAAAAGAACTATCGATGCTAACACAGAGCAGGAAATGATAGTTCCTATTTCTTATGCGCCCTTCCAAAAAATTCTTGCACGGATAACACAGGATGCAAATCTTGATCGTCCAACTGCAATCACTTTGCCTCGCATGTCATTCGAATTGAACAGCATGACATATGATGGCGAACGAAAAATTAATCCCACAACCAAGATCCGAAAACAAACCATTGAAGATGGTTCAAATGGTCGTGGGTATGTTTACGCAGGTGTTCCATATAATTTGGAATTCTCTTTGTACATCATGACTAAGTACTCAGAAGATGCTGCAAAAATTATGGAACAGATTGTTCCTTTCTTTAACCCCGATTTCACATCAACGGTAAAGTTGATGGATAATCTCGAACCGATTGATGTTCCTCTTGTTTTAAACAGTGTAAGCACAGAGGAAGTGTATGAAGGAGACTTCACCGAAAGGCAGAGTGTTCTTTATACTTTAAGTTTTACTATGAAAGCGTGGTACTTTGGACCAAATAGAACAAAACCAGTCATCAAATTTGTAGATGTAAAGTTAACACAAAATACAAGTCCAACCGCCGATATTGACGAGGTCTGGGAAACCAGATTCACAACACAGCCTGGTTTGACCGCTAACGGCGAACCAACAACTGATATTGATGATACTATACCATACACACAGATTGAATTTGACGACGATTGGGGAGTCATCAATCTTATAGAGGTGAATACAGAATGATAGATGATAAAATTTCACAATCAATGGGGGTACGTTCACTTGCAGAAACTCAAGCAGAAGACACTACAGAACCACATGAGAATGTTGGATCTCTACGAGGACTCGGATCTAGTGGAGAACAAAGTCAAACTGACGAGGATAGACAACCGAACGCACAGGTACTGGCGGAACCTGAATTGGAGAAAAATTCGCAAACAGAAGGATCGCAGACGGAGGCGAACGATCTGCAAATTGTTGAAGGAGAGGTACGATCACTTTCAACGACAAACGATGAAAATTTAAATGACATCGAACTCGCCAGATCTAACGTCCAAAGTATCATAGAACTAGGCGATGATGCTGTAAAAGAAATGGTCGAGATCGCCAAACAATCGGAATCACCTCGTGCATTCGAGGTGGTTTCGACACTTATGAAAACATTACTTGATGCAAACAAAGAGTTTGTAAATATTTCTTCCCAAAAGAAATTAGTTAAAGACGAAGAACAGTATGGCCGTCCTGAAACCAATGTAACGAATAATAACTTGATCGTCTCTACTGCAGACCTACTAAGTATGATTAAAGGTGAGGGTAATGCCAATAATTGATGCCTTAACGAGAGGGTATCTTGGTAACAACAACCTTAAAAGGGTTGGAGAACAAATAGAATACACACAAGAGATGCTCAAAGAGTATATGAAGTGTGCCCAAGATCCCATCTACTTCGCAAAGAATTATATCAAAATCGTACACGTTGACAAAGGTCTCGTGCCTTTTGACATGTATGATTACCAAGAAGATATCGCAAATAAAATTGCTAACCATAGACGTGTCGCAGTTCTAACTGCACGACAGTCTGGTAAGACAACAACTGCAACTGCAGTCATTCTTCACTACATTCTATTCAACGAATTCAAGACGGTTGCAATCCTTGCAAACAAAGGTGACGCTGCACGAGAAGTTATGGCGAGAGTCAAACTTGCATACGAAGCGTTACCTAAGTGGATGCAACAGGGCGTCGAAGAATGGAACAAAGGTAATATCGCATTAGAGAATGGGTGTCAAATTCTCGCAGGTACAACATCCTCTAGTGCAATCCGTGGTAAATCTGTTAACTTCCTGTATTTGGATGAGGTTGCATTTATTGAAGGATATGATGAGTTCTTCGCATCTGTGTATCCTACAATCTCATCTGGTGAGTCGACAAAACTGTTGATGACATCCACACCAAACGGTTTGAACCACTTCTGGAAAACCTGCAAGGGTGCAGAAGAAGGAACCAACGGATACGAATTTGTCAAGGTCATGTGGAATGACGTGCCTGGCAGAGATGAAAAGTGGCACCAAGAAACCTTGGAAGCTCTTGATTATGACGAACAGAAGTTCAGACAGGAATACTGTTGTGAGTTTCTGGGAAGTTCTGGTACATTGGTTAATGGTGCAAAGTTGAAAGAACTCGCACCATCACGTCCTATTGCAGAACAAGACAATCTATTCCAGTATGAAAGACCAGAAGAAGGTCGCACATATGTGATGACTTGTGACGTTTCTCGTGGTAAAGGATTAGACTATTCTACATTCTGTGTTATTGACATCACTGAGATGCCTTACAAACAAGTTTGTGTCTTTAGAGATAATATGATAACACCAGTTGATTTCGCCTCAATTATATATAGAGTAGGAATGTTGTACCATGAAGCAGCAGTACTGGTGGAAATTAATGACATTGGTGAACAGGTTTCAGATGTCTTATTAATGGATTATGGTTATGAAAACATTCTATATACAGAGAACGCAGGTCGAGCGGGCAAGAGGATATCAGCGGGGTTTGGCCGTGGCGTTGACAATGGCATAAGAACAACAAAAAGTGTAAAATCTGTTGGATGTTCTATTTTGAAAATGTTGGTAGAACAGAACCAACTGATTTTACAAGATTTTAATACAATTCAGGAATTATCACGTTTTTCTAAAAAAGGAAGCTCTTACGAAGCGGAGTCTGGTTCACATGATGATTTGGTAATGAATTTGGTAATTTTCTCGTGGTTGACGGATCAGTTATACTTTAAAGACATGACGGATATCAATACCATGATGATGTTGAGAGAGAAGACAGATGAAGAAATTGAAGAAGGATTATTACCCTTTGGATTCATCGATGTGGGGGAAGATTTGCCTCAAGGCGGATTCCAACCTGTGAATGGTGACGACGACTGGATATTTTAAACTTTTGTTTTTATAAATAAAAACAGTGATATGAACTGATAAAAAATAAATTTATTCAAAGGAGAAAAATATGGCTTTTTCCGTAAGTCCTTCAGTAATCGTTCGTGAAGTAGACGCAAGCCAAGTCGTCCCAGCCATTGCAACGCCTCCTGCTGCAATTGCGGGGGTGTTTGGATGGGGTCCTACCGACGAAACAATTCTTATTACATCAGAAAATCAACTTGTGGATCGTTACCACAAACCAACTGATAGCAACTATGAAACTTGGTTTACTGCGTCCGACTATCTTGCATACTCTAATGCATTGTATGTTCGTCGTGCAGAAACAACAGGATCTGCGAAAGCAGATGGTGACACAATCGTATTATTCGATGCAGATACTGCATATGCAAACACATCTGCAAATGGATATGTCGAAGGTGTAACGCCTGGATCAATTGGTACTGTAGATAGTGCAAACTCTACTTATGGTGCTTTTGAAGCGAAGTACGTGGGTGCGCTTGGTAATGCAATTGATGTTGCATATGTTAAAGCGGGCGCATACGAGGCAGATATCTTTGATGCAGGCGACATTGAAAATCAAACTGTTTTGTTTGGTGGAGATGGTACGCCCGCTGCACAGGTAACACAAGAAATTGGTTTTGCAACTCAGACAACAACATTCCAGTCAGTAGCAACAAACATCACTGATCTAAGTGATGGTGACCTTGTTACTATTGGTAATGACTCGGTAGGTTATCAAAACCTTGTAGTTTCGTCGTTCACTAAAGAGATCATCGGTTCGAATGGATCTGTACTAACAGGAGACGATGCATCCAACACAGCATTGTTTGGAACATACCAATACACAATCAATTTCGAGAAGAAGTATACACTTGCAGAAACTGAGTTGAATAAACTTTCAATGAAGCGTAAGTGGAAACATGCAAGTCTATTTGGTAAAGCACCAGACACAAACAACTACCACGTTGCAGTTATTGACCGCACTGGGGATGTTAGTGGTGATGCAGGAACTGTACTAGAAAAATTCGAAAACATTTCAACAACTGCAGGAGCAACACTTTCAGATGGTAGAACTAACTACTATGAAACAGTGATCGAAAATCTAAGTTCTTGGGTTAATGTTGCAAATACAGCTGCATTCCTTGCGGGTACTTCAGAATACGAATCAATGTCAAATGGTGCAGATGGCACTGCAGAAGGTTCTGCTTCGTTTGGACCAACTGCTCTTGCATATGACAACTTCGCAAGTGCGAATGAAATTGACATCTCGTTTGTCCTACAGGGTAAAGGTGATGATAATGGTCAGATCGCAAACTATATCATCGGCAACATTGCAGACAGTAGACGAGATTGCGTTGCATTCGTTTCGCCTTCAAAAGAAGCAGTTGTTGATGAACTTAAAACAAATACTAAGTTGACTAATGTCATTGAATACCGCAATAAACTCACATCAAGTTCTTACATGGTTCTAGACTCTGGGTATAAATATCGTTATGACAAATACAATGATGTATACCGTTGGACTCCATTGAACGGTGACATGGCAGGGTTGTGTTCACGTGTACAACCATTTGAATCTCCTGCAGGTTATCGTAAGGGTGTGATTAAGAATGTTATTAAACTTGCATTCAATCCGAACAAAGATCAAAGAGATCAACTTTATAGTTCGGATGTCAACCCAGTTATTTCACAAGTAGGTCAAGGTATTTTGCTATTCGGTGATAAGACTGGACAAGGTTTTGCAAGTGCGTTTGATCGCATCAATGTTCGCAGATTGTTCATTGCAATAGAAAAATCAATTGCAACTGCAGCACAATCGTTCTTGTTCGAACTTAATGACGAGTTTACACAGACACAGTTCCGCAATATTGTTGAACCGTTCCTGCGTGAAATTCAAGGTAGACGTGGTATCATTGACTTCCGTGTGGTGTCAGATGAAACTGTCAATACCCCACAAGTCATTGACTCGAACATGTTTAAAGCGAGTATCTTCATCAAACCTGCACGTTCTATTAACGTAATTGAACTTACATTTGTCGCAACAAGGTCTGGTGTCGAATTCGACGAGATCGTTGGACAGTTGACTTAAGGAGAGGTAAGATATGGCTTTTAATATCAACGAGTTTAAATCTGAACTGACAGGTGGGGGCGCACGTCCCACCCTGTTCCAATGTCAGATCACGAACCCAGTCGTACCTGCAGCGGACTTCAAAGTACCATTCATGGCAAGGGCAGCGGGCATTCCCGAATCAAGTATCGGGGCATATACCGTACCTTACTTTGGTCGAGAAGTTAAGTATGCAGGGGACAGAACGTTCGCTGATTGGACAGTTACAATTATCAATGACGAAGATTTTATTGTGCGTAATGCTATGGAAGCATGGATGAACAGCATCGCATCACATGATGCAAACGTTCGTTCTCTTCCACAAGACTATAAATCTAATGGTTTGATTACACAATATTCGAAGAACGGATCCGCACTTAGAACTTACATTTTTGAGGGTATGTACCCAATTAACGTAAGTGAAATTGCATTGGATTGGAGTTCTACAGATCAAATCGAAGAGTTTACCGTTACGTTCCAATACGACTTCTGGAGAGTAGAGGGATCGACTGGTATTTCTACTTCATAATTATAGGATGAATTAAAGTGAAATTATTTGGTTTTGAAATCAAAAGAGACTCAAACGAGGAGCAGTCAAAGACTGTCTCCTTTGTTGAGCCTTCTAATGATGACGGTGCGATTACAGTTGGTAACGCACTGGGTGGGTTTTATGGCACCATGCTTGACATGGAAAGTAATGCCAAAAATGAATCTGAACTTGTTACGAAATATCGTAGTATGTCTTTACAACCTGAGATCGCTCAAGCGTTAGAAGAAGTGGTCAACGAAGCAATCAGTGTGGATGTATATGATAAAGTTGTAGAAATTGTACTAGACGAACTTGATGATGTTCCAGATAAAATTAAAGAAAAAATTACAGAAGAGTTTGACAATGTTCTTTCTCTTCTTGACTTTACAAATAATGCATATGATCTATTCAGTAGATTCTATGTTGATGGAAGACTAAACTTTCATATCATTATCGACGAAGAAGATCTAAAAAAAGGCGTTGTAGAACTACGTTATGTAGATCCACGCAAGATCAAACTTGTCAGAGAAATTGATAAAAAAGAAAAAGACGTTTCTGGTGTGCCAACTAAGAAGGTGAAGAACGAATACTTCTTGTACTCTGATCAGGGGTTCGGAAATTCTTCAAACACACTAGGCGGAAACGGACAACAAAACCAACATAGAATTTCAAAAGACGCTGTTGCACGTGTTACTTCAGGCATTATGAATGAAAGTAACTCTATGGTTCTTGGTCACTTGCATCCTGCAATCAAACCATTGAACCAACTTCGTATGTTAGAAGATGCTACGATTATCTATGCACTGACTCGTGCACCAGAACGTAGAATATTTTACATCGATGTGGGTAACCTTCCTAAAGCAAAAGCAGAACAATATTTGCGTGATATGATGGTTCGTCATAAAAACAAGTTGCAGTACAACTCTGCAACTGGCGAAATCACAGACGCAAAAAAGATGATGACAATGACAGAGGACTTCTGGTTCCCTCGTCGTGGCGGTGAAAGATCTACTGAGGTTGATACTCTTGTAGGTGGCGGTGCACAGGTTCTTTCTACTGATGAGAACATGCAATACTTTTTGAAAAAAGTTTATAAGTCTTTGAAGGTTCCGATTTCAAGACTTGAACCAGAAACTATGGCTACATTTGGTCGTACTTCTGAGATTACACGTGACGAACTTAAATTTGGTAAATTCATTCGTCGTGTCCGTGCACGTTTTTCTAACCTGTTTAACATCATTTTGGAGAAACAACTTATCTTCAAAGGTGTCATGGGTCCAGAAGAGTTTGCGGAGATTAAAAACAAAATTCGTTATGACTTTGTCAAAGACAATTACTTTGAAGAACTTAAACAGTCAGAGATTATTCGTGAACGTATGACAACGCTTCGTGACGTTGAAGATCATGTTGGTGTTTATTATTCACGTCAATGGGTGGTTAAAAATATCCTTCAAATGTCTGAAGAAGAGTTCAAGGACGAACTTCAGGTAATTGAAGACGAAAAGGAAATCTTTGGTAACGCCGAAGACGAATTTGAATAGTAATAAATAAAACTACAACAAATTTAATAGGAACAGAACAATGAAATCTTTTAAGGACTTAGTATCAGAGGTTGCAATGCCAAATAACCCTGAAGAACTAAAGCATTGGAATCAACATACTGTTGAGGTCATTGACCATCCAGTAGCGGAACCAGAACAGTTTTCGGGTGACATTCCAGGCAAGTCAAGAATTAAACGACTTTCCGATTACGTTGCGGGTGAAGACGAAAAAGCGTATGACGTAGCATATAAAGAAGACGTTGATGTAGAAGACAATTCTGAAGATCTCCAAGAGAACCCTGCAGAAGAAGTTCCTATGATGAAACGTCAACTAGAATTCATTTGTTATGCTGCCGAGGAAATCATGGATTACCTTGAAATGGGCGGTGACCCAGAAGAATGGTATCAAAACAAACTTGCATATGCGTTCAGTCAAATGAAAACTCTACATGCATATGCAGAGGGATCGAAACGTATGAATGCGGGTTATAGAGATTCGGATGATTATGACTACTATGCTGCATCTTATGGTTACGGTGAATCGGTAGAGAGTGACGACTAATGGCTTGGGTTGTTGTGCCAGGCACTGGTGGAATTTGGGAGTATGACAACGCTGCAACTGGAGCGGATACTTACTCAGATACGCCTGGTACTATCAGTGGTGGAGTGAGAACTTACACTACGTCTGGTGCAAACCCAAGACAGACATATATTAAGTGTCGTAAAATTAGTCAACCCCCAAGTACTGGGGAACTAGACAAAACCTATTACGATGCACAATAGTTATAAATAAAAAGAAAATATTCGAGAGGAAACGAGAACAATGAAACTGATCTCAGAAATCACAGAAGATATCGGTGTCTCTACCGAACTGAATGAAGAGACTGGTAATAAGAGTTTCTTTATCGAAGGTATCTTTATGCAAGGTAACCTAAAGAACCGCAACGGACGTATCTATCCAAGTGAAGTTCTTGATAAAGAAATGAATCGTTATCAAAGAGAATTCATCGATACA